GTCGATGTTTTTCTTTATGTTTTCTAGTAAATCTATTATTTTTCATAGGATTCTTCTATAATATATAAAGATTTTTTCGAGAACTCATAGTTTTATTTGTGTTTCTTGATATAATCGATGGCATATGCTAGAGGAATAATCGCACCCTTATTATTATCAAATAGTGTCTCGTAATCTTTCAATCCTGTGTCCAATATATAAAATCGATAAGGGACGATTTGAGAACCATAATCAGTAATAAATGTGTCTATAGTAGGATTCCCTTCTGTATCATCTGGCATTACTATACGCATATTATTCACATCAGTACAATGATTGCAATTGTCCGAAACATTGATCTGGATAGCATACTGGTTTAACAGTTCATTATATTGTTGTGTAAAAAGTGTAGTGCTACCACATTCTATATTGATATACTTCGTCAAATCGTAACAGGTTTTATCTATTTCTGATTTACAATGACAACTGTCAGCATAATTTCGATTGATGGATTTGTCCATAATAAGAACTATTTTCCGCATTAATTTAGATAATTGAGTTTGAGGTGTTACAGTTCCCTTATATAATGAATTTTTTAAATGAAAATCGACTGATTTAGCGACTAAAGGATAAATAGATGGGTCGTTTGATTTCACTCTGAATTGTAGAAACAATGGATCATTCGTATTAGGTGTAGGTGTAGCAAAAGCATAGGAAACGATTGCTAATAGAGCATCGTCTAATAAAATACTATTGTTTGTATCGATGGTGTTGAATGTAGAGTCTGTCGAATAGGCTACCTGAGCTTGTGGTTTTCCTTTATCGTCATTTATTAAAAATATTTCCAAATCTAAAAACCTGCAGCCACGACTTAATACATATTTAATCATATCGGTACTTACATAATTGCCACTAACCGCTGAATTCGTAGAACTTTTGATTACATAATCGATGATAGGGCGCTCTGATATAGCTGCAGGTATATCATTTATTTTGATGGGATTAGAATTAGTTATAGCCTTAACTTCACTAGTTTGTACTGGATTCGACTCGAAGCTCTCATAAAATGAACCATTCAATATGCATTTGACCTGTTTTTTTATGAAATTCCAAAATAGATAAAGAAATAGTAAAATAATAATGACAATTAATACTTTTCTATAAAACTTCATTGTATAGTATTCTAATATATTTAATTATGTCAACAAAATCTACCTGTAAAAAACAAAATAAAAAAGCTAATATATATATAGTAAAAAGATGCCTGGTGGATTACTAAACATCATTGCACTTGGTAATAATAATGTTATTCTTACTGGAAATCCGAGTAAAACATTTTTCAAAGTCACTTATTCTAAATATAGTAATTTTGGGCTACAGAAGTTCCGTATTGATTATGATGGTTTAAGAGATTTACGGTTGACAGAGTCGTCTACTTTTCAATTTAAAATACCTAGATATGCTGAATTGTTAATGGATACTTATTTAGTCGTCTCTCTACCTGATATATGGAGTCCGATACATGATCCCGTAGAAAGTGATACAAATTATGAGAACGGCACAAACAATACATGGGCTCCATATGAATTCCGATGGATTAAAAACATAGGTGCTCTCATGATCGAAGAAGTACTGATAACGTGTGGTTCATTAACGCTTCAGAAATATAGTGGCGCCTATTTATCTGCAATGGTAGAGCGCGATTTTTCAGCCGAGAAAAAGGAACTGTTCAATCGAATGACCGGTAATGTTGCAGAATTGAATGATCCAGCCAATGCATTCAATCGTGCAAATAGCTACCCCTCCGCGTTTTACACGGATAATTCGTCAGGTGCTGAACCGTCTATACGAGGTCGTAATTTATATATACCTATTAATACGTGGTTTACATTGAATACTGGCTGCGCATTCCCGTTAGTTGCTCTTCAATATAATGAATTATATATTACCATAACCCTACGCCCTATCCAAGAATTATTCCAAATACGTGATGTGTATGATGTTATCTATAATCGACCCTATATTCAACCTGATTTCAATCAAAATATTTTTCAAATGTATCGATTTTTACAGACACCACCAGCTGTGAACTTAAGTGCGGCGAATTATCAGAATAAAATTAACACGTGGAACTCGGATATTCATTTAATATCGACCTATTGTTTTTTATCAAAAGAGGAAGCACAGGCGTTTGCAATGGAAGATCACGTATATTTGGTAAAAGATGTATTTGAATATAAATATGAAAATATAACTGGTGCTAAGCGTATCCAGCTACATTCAAATGGAATGATAGCTAATTGGATGTGGTATTTACAAAGAAATGACGTGAATCTGAGAAATGAATGGTCGAATTACAGCAATTGGCCATATTCGTCAATACCATCAGACCTTATTTTGACATTTAAGTCTAATTTGACATGTAGTCAGGGTGTCACCCCTTCACAAAATCCGAACCAAGCAAATACTGGTATTACACATACGGGGGACTTTGTGGTTGATAATCGATATGATATTTTAGAAACAATGGGTATTCTATTGGACGGTGAGTATCGCGAGAATGTTCAAACACGAGGTATTTACGATTATATAGAAAAATACACTAGAACACAATCTTTCGCGAAAGAAGGACTATATTGCTATAACTTCTGTTTAAATACGAGTCCATTTGAATATCAGCCATCAGGTGCATTGAATTTAAGTAAATTCAGGACTATTGAACTAGAACTTACTACCTACGTACCCCCAATAGATTTGATTAATTCTAGTTTTGATGTTATTTGTGATGGTAGTGGTGTCCCAATAGGGGTTCGTAAATCAGCATGGCGATTGTATGATTATAATTTCAATTTAACTCTGTTTGAAGAAAGGTATAATGTATTATCTTTTATTGGTGGTAATGCAGGTATGCTTTATGCAAGATAAACTAACTAACAGTTCTAGTTACAGCAATCCAAAAACAATATCGTATATTTATATTGTTTTTTATACATATACTAGTATATAGTAAATAGTAAAAATAATATGAGATATTTGGATGAAGATAATAAGTTTAGTGATGAATCACAATTTCAACCCGAAATAGTAATTCAAAAAATGAAAAAAATCAAAAAGACGAAAAAAAAGAAGATTCCTAATTACAAAAACATAGAAACACTACAAAATATTTACGATGAACCAATAGATACAGACGATAATGGTAATCCTGTAATACGTGAAGGATTATCTCAAAATGGTATTGCTGATTTTAAAGATAGCGATTATGTAGGTGGAAATGACCACATTTATGAAGGAAATGATGGAAAACCCAAGACTTTTTCACAGCATCTAGAAGATATTATCAATTATATTTACAATTTATGTAATGCGATACCACTCAAAATAGCCTTCTACATCATTGTTGGTATTGAACAAGCCACATATAAAATGAAAATAAAGGAACAAGATTTGGATATTAATAACTTGGTCAACGATCAAAAGGTTATTGCTAGATTTATAGGTTGGACAATTTGCATTTTAATTAGTATGTATGCTATATTCAATTGGTTTTTTGTAGTTGGTTACCAGGATGAAAATAAACAAGGTCCAATATTACCCGAAGATTACTATCGTTCAAATGTGGCTAATAAAGGCACACAAAATTCTATTTTTAAGTTAATAGATTATTTTTTTAATAAATCTCTCTTTTTCCCAGAATACTTACAAGAAGGTATAAAAGCAGGTTCTCCATTGTTGAAGTCTACTTTTAATCCTACGTTTATTTTCTCGTTTTTATTTTTTGGATTGATATTTTTTTTATACCATTCGATGTTATTTATTCGAAACTTCTTTATAGCAGTTGTCAATTTTGATACGAATAATTTTACATTATCATTTATGTATAGTGTTTTGTGCATATTATTAGCTTTATCGTTTTTTGATCCAATTATTTCTGTAAAAATGAAGTCAGTAGAAGATGTTGTTGCATTTCCAACTAAAATTGTGGCAATGTTTTCAGAGTTGTTGTCAAACCTTAACCCATTCAGATTTGTTTTAAATTTGGTGATTTTTATTTTACACTTCTTGTTTATTGTATTTTTGGGTGTTCCATTTGCTGCATTTTTCTGCTGTGTTTATCTGTTTGTATATACTTTCTTTGGTATTATTCTGCTAAAATGGTTTAATTTTAAAGACATTTTTAAATTAGTATGGGAAAAAATCCCGGAATATGCTCGTTCAGAAAAAAGTAAAATAAAGGTAGAAACTCCTTGTGACCGCAATACATATTGGCAAAAATTAGTAAACGCTTTTCATTACGCATTTGATTTCATTTATAAATATTCATTTGAGATTGCATTCATGTATATGTTGTTGTTTGGTCTCATCGATTCCATATACAAACTAAGAATGAAAAATGTGAGATTGACCATGATTATTGTTACCGTTATCATGATGATCACTTTATTGACCGGAACCTATTTTCACTTTCAATACGAACAAGAAATTATGGAGAAAGAAGCAATACGTAATGAAATAAAATCTGCTAAGATGAATACTGATATGGATAGTTCTAGTGGCTTAGGTAATGCAATGGCAGCAACGACTGCGGCAGCTACAAGTATTGCTACAAATACCAGTAATAATAATGGAATTTCAACTTTAGGATATTTGGCAGAAAATCCGTTAAGTACATCTATGGGTAAAATGCCTGATTTAGAAGATTTGAAAAAAAAATTGTCTGGTAAAAGTAATGGTTTACGTTCTGCTTCTTCTTTATTTTTTTAACGCACCTAATAAAATAATAATAATGAATAGTATAAATATAAAAACACTTCCTTTATTATTTATATATGCCAAAAAACAATAAGAACGCACATAACAAACACGCGCAAGGACGCGGACAAGGACACGGACAAGCACACGGCCAAGCAAAAAAACACGAACTACCTATGGTTTCTGTATGTACACCAACATTCAATCGTCGACCATTTATTCAAAACATGTTCCAGTGCTTTCGTAATCAGGATTACCCAAAACACCGCATAGAATGGATTATTGTAGATGATGGTACGGATAAGATTAGGGATTTAATAGAAGCATCAAACATTCCACAAATTCGTTATTTCGAAGTTGCTGAGAAGATGACTTTAGGAGCTAAACGAAATTATATGCATAAGTTTGCTCGTGGTTCTATCATTGTTTACATGGATGACGATGATTATTATCCTCCTGATCGTGTGTCTCATGCTGTAGAAGTATTAGAAAAGAATCCAAGTGCATTATGTGCTGGTTCAAGTGAGATTTATATTTATTTTAAGCATATCAGTAAGATGATCCAATGTGGGCCTTACGGTCCAAACCATGCAACTGCTGGGACATTCGCGTTCAAATCCAAATTACTAGAAATAACAAGATATGAAGAACATGCCGCTGTAGCAGAAGAACGCGCATTTTTAAAAGATTATACTATTCCATTTGTCCAGTTAGATCCTATGAAATCAATCTTGGTATTTTCACATGAACATAATACTTTCGATAAGAGAAAGATGTTGGAAAACCCTCACCCTGATTATCTCAAAGAGTCGCCTAAAACAGTCGAATCTTTTATTAAAAAACCAAATGAGAAAGCTATTCGCGATTTCTTTATGCTTGAAATTGATAAATTATTAGAGAACTATGAACCTGGTCACCCTAAAATGAAACCAGATGTCCTAAAACAAATCAAGGAAATTGAAGAAAAACGCGACCAAATGATCAAGGAAGAGATGGCGAAACAACAAGCAAATGGACCTATTGTATTGCAGCGTCCAGGCGAATCACCCATCCAGTTAACACAGGTACAGGTCGTAGAACTCATGCAACAACAACAACAACAGTTGGGAATACAGCAGCAACAATTGCAATCGTTTAGTAAGCGTTCTACTGAATTAGAAATCATGGTAACCAATTTACAGAAACAACTTATTGAAAAAACACGGTCACTGCAGTTACTTCAAAAAGAGTTAAATGCATCTAAAGCAGAGGTTACATCATTGAAGGAACAGTCTGTAAGTGCGGTTAAACCAGTTGAAAGTAATGATAAGCCTTTATTCTTTGCATCAAAACTTGCTCCTGAAGTTATTATAGATGTAAACGCTGTATAAACAATTAATTTCACAATTATATGAAAAATATACGTTTCATATAATTTTACATATAAGGCCAACCCTTATGTGTTCTTCTTGCATTACGTCTTCTTCTATGTGTTTTACCTGATTTTTTTGAACCTCCGTGTCGTTTTGTTCTCTTAAACTTATGATGTCTTGTTCTACGACGTCCACCTGACATTTCATTGATTTTGTTTAAAAATCCTTTGAATTCTGAGAGAATATTTTTTTGTTTTTCGTTTTCCGCCTTCAACTCCTCTAGCTGTGTTTTGTCTGTCGACTCGGACGATTCAACGTTTGATAACGCGGCTTCCGCGTTAGAAATGGCTTCTGTTGCAGTGTTGAGTGCTTCTTTGGCTTGTTGTAAACTAGATTTTACTGTATCTGATGGAGATGCTTCGTCCATAGGTGCTTCTCCTTCACCGTCCATAGGTGCTTCTTCTTCACCGTCCATAGACGCTTCTCCTTCAACAGATTCTGTTTCAGTCTCCATAGGTGCTTCTTCTTCAATCGGTGCTTCCTCGACAGATTCTGTTTCGACATTCATAGGTGCTTCCTCAACAGGCTCTCCTTCAACAGACTCTGTTTCGACATTCATAGGTGCTTCTTCTTCGATCGGTGCTTCATCAACAGACTCTGTTTCGACATTCATAGGTGTTCCTTCTTCACCGTCCATATGTGCTTTTTCCACAGATTCTGTTTCAACCTCCATAGGAACATCGTCTACAGGTGTTTCCATTGGCACTTCTTCTCCCTGAGGAACTCCATTAGCATCCACTGCAGGTTCACCGTAATTAGGAACTACTTGATTCTGTTGTACAGGTACTTGTGCAGGTATTTGTGCAGGTACTTGTGCAGGTATTTGTCCAGGTATTTGTCCAGGTATTTGTCCAGTTTCCATATCACTAATATTATATAAATATACTCATATAATAATTTTTATATATCTACTAAATAACTAAGTCCTAATCTCCTAAATCACTATCACCGTCTATATCTATTGTTGTATCCTTTTTTATATTCTTATCTAAATATCTATACATTCTTTTAATATCTAGCTTATTAATAGCATAATTCTCAAAATATTTCTCTACTTCATTTAATTTATCAATCTTATTACAAAAGTCACCGTCACAGAATATTCTAAGTTCTTGAAACATAGAGATCAAATCCTTTTTGTCTAAATTCAATTCTTGACATAAATTATAAATAAAAATCATATTATTATATTCTGTTGAATATTTCGTGAGAACCTTTGTAAACCTCACTTCGGCCGGTTTAAACTTATTTTTATTTTCAGGGAAATAACTATGATAAATTTTATTGTTATAGAAGGTTTTGATTAAAGAACTCATCTCATTGAATTGCCATATCTGATTCTGAAATGTAATTCGATCAATGTAATCGGCAAAACACATATTATCTAAAATTCTTAAATAAACTGGAAAGGTTTTTTCGATTGGTAGATTCGACAATACATCAACAATATTTTCATGCCATAATAATGCTACTATAGTTCTATCCGTTTCATTCATCACACGATTATGCTGTTCTATTTTAAACGGTTCATTGATAAGTAATTGCGTTATTTTTTTCGAATCTTCATTATATAATTTTATGTGAAAAATGGTTTCCAAGTTTTTTTTTGTTAAGAGTTCCGGGTTTTTGGAGAACATATCATAAACAAACATCAATTTACGGAAATCACCTTGTATGAATTTAAGTAAAACATGAATATGATCGTTTTTTATTGTGGGAATTATATTTAGAATCAACGATTCCATTTGTTGTGGTGTAGGTGTCTTTAATTCAAATGTATTACAAACCTTCATCAATTCCTTTATTTTTTTGTCAATATAGTAATTTCCTATGCAAATAATAGGGTTAGCAGTCATGGTTTCCTGTCGTTGTTTTTTCGTTTTTTTCTGACGGATAATTTTAATGAGTGCTGTTATACCACCTTTGTCGCCGTTATTCATACCATCTATTTCGTCCATGACTATGGCGATTTTTTTCTTTGTCTTAGTCATCATATTAAGTACATTCTGATTCGATATATTGTTACTTGTAATTGTGTCAATTAGGGATTTATTTCTTACATCACCTGCGTCGTATTTTATTACATCGTAATTCATTTCTTTTAATAAATTTACTACGAATTGAGTTTTTCCGGAACCCGGAGAACCATAAATATAGAATCCTTTTTTAAAAGTGGGGTCAGAATATCGTTGCTCAAACGATGATAATATCGCTTTAATTTCGTTTGCGGTTTGTTCTCTCTGACAGATTTGATTTAACTCTTGAATGATCATAATAGTTTGAGATATACTATTATGATATGATTTTTTTATACCCATGTTTTGAACGAATAAATATACTTTTACTTATTTACCAAAAGCGCTGAAATCTGTGGTAATTGGCATGAAATTACTAGTCGACTTCGATGGTAACATTCCATTATAAGAATATTGGTCAGAATATTGATTTTGTGTTCCGTAATAGGTAGAACGCTGGTTATTGTTTGTTCCGTATCCTGCTTGACCTTGTCCGTATCCTGATTGACCTTGTTCGTATCCTGATTGACCTTGTCCATTACTACCTCCTTTTAAAAAATTAGAAACTCCAGAACCTGTATCTTTTAATAGATTAACAGCACCTGATCCTGCACCTGAAATAAGTCCAGTTGTTTTATCAATTACATTATTTGCTAACATACCAGCACCCATTACAGTTCCACCAATAACAGCTTCGGCCCCCATTGCAGTTCCACCAATAACGTCACCTGTTGTAGAAATAGCATTGTTTACAACACCACCAGCACTATTATTAGGTGGCCCTTGACTTTGTCCAAATCCTAGTCCTAGTCCTTGACCCTGACCCTGACCCTGACCCTGACTTTGATTTTGACCTTGACTCTGACCCAATACTTGAGAACAGTATATAGGGTTTTTCTTTGCATCATAACCTACACCATTATAACCTAATTTAGAGCAACTTGTAGGATTTCCACAAATATCAAATATAGAAACTCCAGATGATGTCATTGTTCCCGAACCACCATTACCACCACAATTCGTGCATGTACCAGAACTAGAACAAGATGGACACGATGCGCAAGATGGACATACTGGCGGTATTATTTGCGTTTTCAAAATATAATCATTATTACGTTGTGATGATGAATTTGCACCTGGTCCATTCTTCCAATACCAATACCATTTAAAATATTCTGAAACAACGCTATCATTTCCACCTGTTCTGTATCCACTTGTTCCGTATCCACTTGTTCCGTATCCACTTGTTCCGTATCCAGATAAAACATTACTTGAACTGGAACTTTGACTGCTTGAACTAGTATTACTTGTACTAACAATTACACCATCTACATCTTTACCTGCACTGGTAAATCTTACCACATTTTTCAATGTCAATTCGGTAAGTGTAGAGTCTTTCATCGCAATTAAAGAAATTAATGTATTTTGTGCATTTGCTATATACAAAACAATATTTTGACCTTTTATATCTAAGATTGTCCAAGCACTGAAACTAACATTCGGTATGGATGTAGAATTTGAAGCTGAATCAATGGGTGTTGAAACCGATTTTCCATATCTATCGTATACTAAAATTTTATTACCAGATGTATCATCATTGATTATGATCAAATTGCCATTCGTTGAATCGAATTTTACATAATGACTAACCTGGTAAACAGATCTAGTGGAATCATATACAGATTCAGTAACACTTTTGTTATTATTAGTATCTGAATCTGTATAAACACCAGTTAATGCTAATGACGAGATATTTGTAATAGAGGCCGATTGGACACCAGACGATTGGCATAGATAAGCGTTATTAATAACTTTGCTACTGCTTGTATCTAATATAGGTACCAATATCGTTTGTAATGACCATGGTATATAAATCACCGACCCTGATGCAGAAGTTGTTGAAATACTTTTTACAATAAAAGACTTATAAGAACTCTCTAAAGATGAGATTGTACCAATATTTACGTCTTGTATTGTAGGAACAGACCCACTATTACTGATATCATATTGATATACACCATCACCGCCTCTTGGAATGACATAGAGCGTTGTCAATGTAGTCCCTATAGGATCATTTGCTGTAGTATAGGCACTGCCATCTAATTCTATTAAATTACCGTTTGTCGTATCGAAATAGAAATTATCTTGTATTTTCGTTACTTTTTTAGTACTTGAATAACAGGTGAGTGATATAGTATCTACAGGATTAGTAGAATATCCAAATGCAATAAACCCTTCTTTATTCATAAAATTTTTCCCAATTGTAACTGATATTACTAAAACTATTAGTATAATCAAAAATATCATGACCGATGTTATTTTCATATTCGTTATTTATAGAGTATATATCGAAAAAATTGATTGATAAAACAAGGCAATTAATAATTATTATAGGTGAAGAATTATATTTGGATATCATGTTACAGCGATTTTATAATAATGAAAACTCTTCTGTTTCCGAATTATGCTTAGATGAAGTCGGTAGGGGGTGCCTGTTTGGTCGTGTTTATGTAGCATGTGTTGTTTTACCTAAAGACCCGGATGCTTTCGACGGAAAAGATATCAAAGATAGTAAAAAGTTTTCATCGAAAAAGAAGTTGCGCGAAAAAGCAGAGTATATTAAAGCCAATGCTTTGGCGTGGCATGTCTCATATGCCGAAGCAGAGAAAGTAGATGAAATAAATATTTTACAGGCTACTATGCAGACAATGCATGATGCGGTTAAAGAAACATTGGTCAAATTAGGTCAGCCATGTTTGACGTCATGTTTAGCTGTGGTCGATGGGAATTACTTTCATTCCTATCGAACATTTGATGAAGCGAATGAAACCATTGTTGAAATGCCACATGTTACTGTCGAACAAGGCGATGCCACTTTTATGGGAATCGCTGCTGCGAGTATTCTAGCGAAAGCTGAACGTGATGACTGGATCTTGGGTTTGTGTGAGGAATATCCTGCTCTACAAGAACGCTATGG